CTGCCAAGTGCATCTCCTCGGGTGAGATTAAGTCCACTGCCAACCAGCCTTCTGGGCTGGAGCAGAAAGACCTCTCACCTGGAGAGCTCCTGTAAGGGTATCGCTTGGTTGCGATCTCCTTTGGATCTCCTCCTAGGGCGATTAAACCCCAACTAGAGTTACAACTCTAGTTCCACATGGCATTCCCCTAAAAAGGCGGATGCCAGCCAGATCTAATTCGGACGGATCTGGGTCGTCCAGCTCGCTCCAAGTGGTCAGGAGACAAGGGTTCGAAAGGGATTTCTCCCTCTCTAGCCTTGTAAACCAACCACTTGTTGAGGGCATCGGGTCCATCCAACGGATCGGACGGGATAACCGATGATACCACATAACCCTTAACCAAAGGGCGTTGGTATCTTCCACCCACTCTATCGGTTTGGTAACCGAGAAAGGAGTGTCTACCCAACACAGGAGAAGTTGGAGCTACGATGGGGAAGTGTTTTATCACTCCCTTGATGTAGTCATCCAACCATCCCACGGTCCTCCAGTAACCAGCATTGTATAGCTGATTACGAAGAGAGACAATGGAAATTATCTCCTGAGCGTGCTCCCGTTTTGTAGGGAACATACTTCTGACGCGGACGATTGAGATGTCCTCGCCAGAGTAGTATTCCTTACCACAACTCTCTCTGAACTTACCAGTCCAGAAGGATTTGCGGGTATTCACCTTAGCTCCGAAGAGGGCTAGTGAATCCATAACGGGTTGCACATAATCAACGGGGATGATAATATCATCTCCATAGATGCGCACCTTACCCATGAACTCTTTAACGAGTTTACGGGTCAGGGGTGTCCTTAGCTCTCGTTCAATTCCCACGAAGACCATGGTTAGAAAAACCATAGCTTCAATTGGGAAACAGAGAGCTGAACCCATAGACGCGAACTTAGTTAGTGGCAAAGTGCCGTAACTAGGAACACGGGCCTTCAGGGAGCGACAGGATTGAACCGCACCACTAAGGTGTGGCCAATTTCCCATCATCTCCCTTACGAGCCTGTTCGAAACACGATCGGAGGCTTCACTCAAGTCGAGTGTTGCCAGTTCACAATGAAGTGAACCATCCGCAGCCATGAGCTGGTTAGGCTCTTGGTCTTGGAATCCGAGCATAGCACTAAGGAAATTCTCGTTTCCGAGTGCTTCTAGGATAGGTTGCAATAAGCCCTGCTGTGCGTACTGCATAGCAGTCGGCTCCATTGCAATTATCCTTGGTGTTTTGAGCGTCTTAGGCACGGATATGACCTTAGCAGGTCTCTCCGCTCCGGGTTCGAGATGGTGGATATCGTCGTACTGGTCAAGAAATGACCAGTTTGGGCATAACATTTCCCTTGCGGGAAAGTACGCCTCAAGACGATCGGTCCAGGTACGCTGCCGCCACTTTGCGTTGCCGCGAAGTGAATCGGCAGTAGCGCCAGGACCATGTTTAGGCACAACGCAACCGTAATAGACCTTTCGGTCGACTTCGGTAAACGCTCTCCTAAACAATAGAGACGCAACGCGGTTAAAGTCGGCAATATCACTCGCCGATAATGACCTCGCATGCGCATCCACCTCCTTCTCACACTGGATATACTCCAGCATAGCGTTTTTCTCCCTTGCAGGAGTGCAGGGGAGACGAACCTTGCCAAACATCAGCGTTAGCTGACGAATGGCTCGGATCGACTCTATGTCTGGAGTGTCCAGAAGGACACCACCAGAACGGTCAAACACTCGCTCGAGGAAACCTCCTAAGAACAGGGGGAGACCTGCTCTCCACTTAAACGAAGTGAAGAGATCGCGAGTTACCTTCCCTTGGTCTAGACTTCTTTCGAAGTCTTTTCCGTAGGAAGGTAGGGTTATCGTAAGAAACGATAAACCTTCGTGTTTGACACGACCTGTGACTGTTTTGCAGTCACTGGTGGCGCTAGTGCAAACGACATCGGCAAGTTCTATTGCCAATGTTTTCCAGAGCAACATCAGGCTTTTCATACAACCTCCTAATTGGGGGTAATGTATCCTTAGCCCGATGTCTCACGAGAGCCTACCTAATCCATGCTAAGTATGCATGGACCGGGTAGTCCCGCCACTGTGAACTGAAATAGAAGTCTATTAAGACGACTATAACAGGACACAAGATCACACACATGGCTCGAACGAAGTTTCGCATGAGTCGCAATCAAGCGCTCAGTCGGAGCTTCAAATGAACATGTGGTTCCACACTGGAAAATCTGTGATCCGATAGGATCATAGACGCCAGTGATTGTACTACGACTCGCCAGCTAGAGTGCTGACGAGAAGTGCGTACGTGGATGCGGAGATCTTCGTTACCAAACCGGTAACGATCTTCTGCAGCTCGGTATTGTCGTAGCCCTCATCATTGGGCTCGTCAATAACAAGATATGCAGAAGTGCTCAGCTGACGATTTTGATCGTCCCTGAACGGATCCGCAGCGATCTTTCTGTGGTCTACCCGAATAACGTGCCTCAGACGTTTCCCGTTCTGATGGGAAACAGAGAACACGATATTCCCATCACTAGATGAGTACTTCGCACTCTGACCCTGGGACTCAACCCGGGGCAGGGACGTTGTAACTCCATCAATTGTGATGGATTGGGGATCGGTGAGCATCAGACGTGCTCCTTTTCTAGATATCCTCTATTAAAGGACACCTATGGTGTTTTACGGCAGTGCTTTTTGCACTCCCTTCTGCCTAATGCCTCGAAAGGCCTAGGGCAGCGATAATGGCCTGCTGGAAGGTCGAAAGACCATCCCAAGTAAGGCCAAACCCAAAGGGTGTTGCGGCACGTCTCTTTTTAGTCTCTGTAACAAGACTAATAGGAGGGACGTGGACCTGGTCGTTTTCGGATGACAATCCGTTACCACCAGACAACGAGTACGTGGCTACAGTTTTACTGTATTCCATAATGTACCCGTAACGCAACTTTAGACCTTGATTGGAAAATGCATCGAGATTGTGTATTAGATCTCCTGCATTCGTTACCCAATCGGCGGCCCAGCTCCAGGGTGTGAGCTCCCAGATAGTATCCAGGTCGATGTTGCTACCAAGCAACTTATCGGCCAACGCAGCGGAACCTGCCGACCACTCACCCAATTCAACGGGCAAGTAGTAGGTAAAGGCTCCACTGAACCATCTGCGTTTCGAGGTAACCGCCTCGACTGTGAGATCACCCCTACGGTTAAAGTCATCCAACGCATTGGTTTGGCCACCGGCATAACTGACGGTAGCTTTACCTAGCGGAAATGGATCACTATAATCGTTTATGTCAGGAAATTGGTATTTGCGTCGAACCATACGACCGGAGTCCCTCATGTACTGTTGAAGTACCTGATGGGCATGACTGATGGACTTTGAAAGGTCCGTCACGTCGCCGATCAATGGATCGATTCCGAAGGAAGCATTGAGAAATTCGTCTCCAGCCTTTTTAAGGGCTGAAGCTCGTCTCTCAATAGCATGAAGGCCAGGAATACTAGGTATTCCGTCCTTCAGCGTCTCCCCAAGGAACGTTTGCAAATTAGCCAATTGGTTAGTTGGCTCGACGCGAGCGATCGCCGTAGTCCCCAACTGGTTCAGATCGTTGTCAGACGTCTGAAGATCAGTAGGGAACACAGGTAGACCGTTTCCGTCGGTTGGCACAGGAACGCAGAGACCTCCATCATAAAAGTAATAGATGGACCCTGCGGACTTGCGAAGAGCACTGCTCCGAATCGAAGGATTCAGAACGTACTTCTTAGTGGACGTAAAGTCCCCTCCAATATCAATGAACGGCCCGCTGTTGCGGGGTGGCCATTGATGCCCTTCCGACTGAGTAACCTCAGTCCCCGTCATATCCAAAAATCCGGTTGTAACATGCAGCTCAGACCCGGGAAAACCGGGGCTGGGACGCCTTACAACTTCGCCTCCAACCTTAAATGGGTGGATGCGACGTTTACGGATGTTGGAATTTGATGGGATGACATAGCTCCTTTGGAAATCCTCCTCTTACGAGGAGA